TGGTGGCATACGAGTCTCCAAGATTCAACCACAGGGTTCCGTCATCACGCAGGATGCGACGAGCCTCACGGAACACCTCCACCATTTTCTGCACATACTCGTCGGGGGTTTCTTCACAGCCAATCTCGGAACTGCCGCCGTCGTAGTCACGAAGCCCGTAGTACGGTGGCGAAGTAATAATGGTGTGGACACAGCCATCAGGCAGCGTCTTCATGCCTGTGATGCAGTCGCCTGTAATAATTTTATAGTTGTTCACTTGCCCCTCTCTTTGGGATACGGCTTGATGATGCCTGCGTTTCGGGTTTCAAACTCACGACGAAGTTTCTTGGTTTCGGCTTTGGTAGCCCCAAGCACGAATGCGTACTTGTGCTTGCTGGGCATTTGAATCTTGGTGGCTTCCCGCTGCTTCTTTTTGGAGTGTTCCCGCAACTGCTTTTCCACCGCGTCAGGAATGTTTTCCCACAGCATGCTTTGGTCGTTGTTCCAATCCTTTTCCCAAGGAATGCCCAACTCTTTTGCGTACTTTTTGTACGCACTACGCACACGGAAAAAGCGGTCACTCACCACCTTGCCGCTATACGGATTAATATAACGGGTAGTGGTTCCGCTGTCGTTTCCCAAGTAGTACCAGTTACACGCTTGGTAAATGGTGCCCAACTCTTTTGCAGACGGATCAGAATACGCGGTGAACAGGCGGAACGGTGTGTGCTTGACCATCCACCCACAGCACCACATCAGAAACGAACTTGCAAGATTCTTGGGACTCCACGAGATACACGCACCGCGACTCACCAACCGCTCAATCTTCTTGGTGTCATCGCCAAGCAGTTTGGAAAATGCGTTGGGTAGATTCATCAGGATTACCCCTGCAAGAATGTCCCGTCCAATCAGCCCTTGATGGGGATCGTGGTAGTACGCACCAAACCAGTGTGTGGTGTACTGTGAAAGTGTGCCTAGCCACTCGTGCCGCTTGATGAACTCTACTGCTTCAGCCCGTTCGGAATCTGTGGTGAGTGGCTTGAATGTGAAATCACAAACACGGAGAGCGTTTGCCGTCTCTTCCGTGAGTCCTGCTGCTTTCAGATCGGCTTCGCGGTTACGAACGCGAATATCGTACTGCCAGCAGTGGTCTTGTGTGTATTCCCGTAGGCACGGGTCTTGTGTTTCACTCACGAATAGCCTTCCTGATTTTGTTCCAATACCCAAGAGTGTTTGCGTTCTTGTGCCCACGAGGGCAACCGTTGTGGATACGAGCCAAGTCCTGCACCGTTGCACCCTGCGGAGCGTAGCGACACCAATACGCCCACACAATCCGCTCTGCGTAGTCCTTACGCATGCAGTCACGATACGAGCCACCAATAGACGGATCGTACTCCACAGCGTCCTGCCAGTACCGATACCAAATCTGATACGGGCCAATCGCCTTGCCACCGTCACCAATCAGTACCTTGCCACGCGAGGACTCCACGGTATACATGGCATCCAACAGACGGTCTGTGGGAACGGTGGGGGGAACGCTCATAACCACACTCAAAAATGCAGCAGCAATCACGCGAGAATCCTTTCACGGTATTCAAGAAGAGCCAAATCTTTTGCTTTGGCTTCAAGCATGACATCGTATTCACGCACGGTGTCAAGAAGCGGAATCTCTCCCTTTATGTAGTCCGAGTGTGCTTGGGGACGCTTGCCGTCCGCAGATTCAGAGTAGTGAATTTTAGGAATTTCACAGAACCCGTCCCAAGTGCTGAATGCCATGTTGGCAGCAGCCTCAAGTGTTTCACGCTGGCAGAAGCGGTGGTGGTGAATATCCAAAACCAGTTTGAGTCCCGCACACCGAGACGCAAGCGTTTCGTACAGATCGCTCATGCTCCACATGGACGGCTTGTCGTCGTTCTCCACAGTTAGACGAGCACGAATGCGTGGGTGCAGTTCGCCGTAGCGTTGGGCAAACCGTTTAGCGGTTTCGGTTTTGCCGTCGTACACGCCACCCACATGAATGTTGATGGCAAACTCGTCGCCGTAACCCAACAGGTCAGCAAGCAGCGAGTGCATCTCCAAGCACAAGATGCTCTTGTCTGCAATCGCGTGGTCAGGAGAACCCAAGCAGGTGTAAGGACCAGGATGGCACGACAGCCGCATGCCTTCGCTCTTGGCGTACTGTCCTGCTGCGGCTAGGCTAGCCACCACGCTTTGGTAGTGCTCCAACGGAATGTCGTGCAGAGTGTACTTGAGCGTGGGGTGATCCATGAACGGGAACACGCCGCTGCCAATGCGGAAGAACCGAATTCCATTTTGTACATTCCACTTCAGGATGGGCAAAAGGTCTGCGGCATTGCGAGCGGCTAGTTCACCTACCCGTTGCAGGGTAAACCTGTCCATACGGAGAGTGCGGTCGGTGAAATACCGATCCTTTGCTCGCCGTCCTGCGGCAAGAGACAAGTTTTGGCATGCGTAGCCGAGATGGCGGATCATGCCCACAGTATACCACATGAAAGCAACTCGTCAAGGGCTGATGTGTATATTTAAAAACAAACAATACTTTACTTGCTGTCTTTATCTTTCAAATATGCAGCCAACAGCACCATGTAATTTATTACATCTATGCAGGTGTCTTTGAACGACTCGTCTGCCACATTCATTTTGCCTGCGTGAATAAATGAAGACAGGCGGCTCATTTTGTCTGTGAGACGCACAAGAAAGCCTTGCTCGGTCTTGCAGATGCCCATGGCCTCCACGCGGGTAAAGTTGGCAAACGGTTCCACGCCGTCCTTGCCTGCGTAGTCGCGGTTCTTCAGGCTCATTAGATCACGAGCAGCCTTGCACAGTTCGCCATGAAATTGTAGTAGTTCGTCTCGGGTCATGCTCCAACTCCTGTGGAACCAAATCCACCGTTACGGGTTTCACGAACAGGTGCATCGGCACACCACTGAATGCTTGTGGGGATGTTCTGCACCAACTCCCCCTGACACAGCCGCATATTGTCGGTAATCAGAATTCCGTTTGTGCCGTTTGCTGTGCTGGTATTGCTCACCATGACTAGCAGTTCTTGGGTGTAGTCGTGGTCAATCACGCCTTCAGCATTGGTCAGTACTAGTCCACTCTTCAGGGCTAGTCCACTGCGAGCGTGGAGCCGTACAGAGAAGCCCTGCGGGATGTCTAGAATAATGCCTGTGGGAATCAGCACACGCTGTCCGGGGAACACCCACAGTTTCCGCTGCCCGTTGGTGGTGTCCACCTTCTTCTGTTCGGCTGTGCCTGTGTTGCCGTCGTAGTACACCACATGGTCGGTGTGTAGCCGTGCGTGAATGTCAAAACACGCAGAGCCTTCGGTGGCAAACTTGGGAAGCGTTGGGTTGGTGTTGGGTATGGCGTAAACGCCAAGTGTCTGCACGGTTTGGTACATAATAAATCTCCTGTTGGAGTCTACACGAAAAAGTTACGCTGTCAAGGGTACTGTTTGTAAACCGCAGTTCCGTCTGATCGCTTTAAAAATATTGCTGCTCCGTTGTCTTGCTTGTACACATCGGTGTCTTTGCGTTGATTCAGAACAATACCGTTGGGCTTGGGACGAATGGTTACAGGGTTAGGATTTTTAACGATTACTCTATTTTTTGATGTCTTGATCCGCTCGTCAATGTTTGCAGTTATTTGAAACGACTGCTCTTTTATTTTTAACTTGTTCATCGCACCACTTTGTCGCTGACTACGAATCGTCCAGTCAGGAGTTCGTTCACCGTTGCTCCTTGCATCAGATCAAATCCGTATATCCATGTGCCCACAGGCACCTTGCCCATTGTAGTGTAGTCAATGTTTAGACGAATGCCTCCAGTAAACACACCACCTGTTTCGCCACTATTCAGGTAGATGCCGCCTGTGCCCTGCACTCCTTCAGACACCCAAGTGATGCCGTTACGCATAGTGGCACCCTCTAAAAAGTCACCAGTGGTTCCACCGCCAGTCACGCCGCTAACTGTGGAATCCAAGTACTTGTATATGCTGCCAAGATTGGGACGCACCTGAAACCGTGCAGTATAGTTTGCTAGATTTACGGCGTTCCCAGCGGTGTCGTAATACTCCACATGGAAATTCAGGGTTTCGTCTTGCTTGGCGTAGATGTCGTAGTTTGCGGATGCCATTACTTTTTTCTCTCCTTGAATCGGCTTGCTCTAGGAGGTATGTAGGCAGACTTGGGTTGCTGATTTGGTGGCTGTGCGGCTTGTTGTTGTGCCTGTATTTGAGCCTGCATCTGCTGCATTTCTGCAAGTTTTGCACCATACGCATCGTAATTCTTTTGTACACGCTCCACTTCTGAAGGTGGTAAGAGGTTCTTCTTGAGCAGTATTTCACACGCAGCATACCCATTTTTATAATCGTGGGTGTAGAACGCGGTGGCACCCAATTCATCCAATGCCATCCACTTGTATACATTGGTATCAATAAACAGAATGTCTTGATGTGGATACGGAATCTGCGCGGCTTCCTTTGCAAACAGATACGCTGCACGGGGTCTACCCATCATTCTCAGGCTGCGTGCAATCGCGTGAAGAGCCTCTGCACGACACGGGCGGTAGTCATATGCGTCCAGTAGTTTTCTTTGAATCTCTTCCCACGACTTTTCTTGTGCCATAGCGATTAGAGCAATACGGAACAGGGAGTAGTAGCACTCTTCTTCCCACCCGCCCATATCTACACGCTTGTAGTACGCCTCCGTAGCCTTGTCCCACTGCTGTGAATCAAAGTACGACTGGGCTAGGTAGAACTGATACCGAGAGTTGGTGGGTTCAGTCTTGAGTGCTTCTAGCAGGGTTTCAGCGTCCTTGGAGTACTTCTCCACCTGTGTCACATTCACATTACGGTGTCCAAGAGTACGAGCCTCTAGGTGGTAATCACCATCAATCTTTTCTTGATGTAGGGGCTGCTTGTCACAAGCCGCGTATTCGTGAAGTACTCCAATGTACTTCCAACCAATCGCTGTCTTAAAGATTTGATTTCGCCACCAAATGCACTGGTCGCGTCCGCACTTCAGAGCGTATCCATCAGCAGTCATGTTTTTTCCGTTAGGATACTTGAAGTCGCCAACAATCTTGTCATCGGCATCAATCATCCAAGCGTAGTCTGCTTTGCCGTCGCAAAGGGCAAGTGCTTCAGTACGGTTGTGCCCGAAACCCACCCACGGACGCTCAATTAGTTCTCCTGGGATTCCCTTTTCGGCAAAGTACTTCTTGATTAGTTCCTGTGTTCCGTCTGTGGAACCAGTATCCACAATCACCCAGTAGTCAATATACTTGTGGATGGAATCCAAGCACTCGTGGATAATGTGAGTTTCGTTCTTTACAATCATTGAGAGGCATACTGTAGACATTCACGATTCTCCTATATCTGTATTTATGTCAATCAAACCAACCATTTTTTCCATTCCAAGGGATAATCTGTACATATTCCAAATATTTTTGAGAATATTGAACGGATCGTTTCTCCATATGGTCTTTCTAGTTTGACAGTAATTCCATCGCGGACAAACACATTCAAATTACACCAAGGAATTCCTTTACTGGTGAGAGTCATCAAGTCTTTATCGTGCCAAAAATAGTGTATCCCTTTAATTCTCATTTCTTCAGCAGCCCACAGATTCTTGGCATGACACCACAAAGGAAGTTCCGTTAGAAAAGCCTGATTAACTTCATACTGCGGGGTGTCGTGTCCAAGTATGAATTTGTGATTTTCAAACCACACATCAATTTCCACTTCAAATCCACAAGCATGAGCCTTCCTGATGAAATCTGGATGATTCTCAAGTTCAGGCTCTCTACCCTTCAGATTTCCTCTATGAGATATGATACGCATCAATGTTTCCTATAGCAATAACCAAATCCATGATCTGAAGGACAAACATTATGATGTACAACCCACTTATCTTCATTCATATTGCGAATGAAGAAATATGGGCCGGGATGACCCGTTGTGTCGTGAAATGCCACCACTCCTCCATCGGAAAGAATCTTTGTATATTCCCAATCTAAAAGAACCTGATTTATACTGTGCCATCCGTCTATGAATATAAAGTCTATCTTGTCGACACCAAGAGACTTTAGTTTTGAAACAACCTCTTCGTAGTTGGAAGAAGATGTTCTTATGGTATGAATTCCTCTTGAAGAATCATTCAGGTACGACTTATCATCTATATCTACACCAAGATAAATTCCATCTTGTGGAAGATTCTTCAAGATGGTATGGGTTGAAGATTTATCTCCATTTCGGCACACTCCTATTTCCATGAATGTTCTGGGAGGTGTCTTGCATGAGTTAATTGCTGTTTGCAAGGCATTATGATTTGCTTCTGTAAACTCAATTGGAGAACCGCTCCAGCGAAGCCCAAGTTGGGGTAACACGCCATCCTCATCATCAAGAGGATTATTCAGACGAATATCACGAACTAGATCGTTTTCCCATTGCATTTGATTTCCTTTTTATGAATTGTTTTGAGAGTTTAGTTGATACTCTACTGTTTCATATAACTTTTTGATGTTGAACTCTGGTTCCACTCTCCCCCATTTGGTAATTGCCTTCTGATACTCCTCCCCATAAGTTTTGTCTATAGCCTGTCTCATCGCTTTTGCTCCCGATAGAGTTCCATTCGGGTGTCCGTGAACGGCTCCCCCGGCATTTCCAAGGTAATCGTTTCCTACCAGTGATGTAATCTTGTCAATCAGTCCGGGATGCAGTCCACAACTAAGTGCAGGAAGAGTATTCCCATCACGGAGTACCTTTATGCACTCTAATATTTCTTCTGGATTATCGTTACTATATCCACCAACCATTCCTGTTTGAATAGTATCTACACCCATCATGGTTGCTAGTTGACACACGACGGGCCAACTAATACTAAACTGATGGTTAACATTTGTTACCACCTTGGCACCGCTGCTTTGGAAGTGAATGTATATTGGCAAGTCTAACTTTCTGATGCTGTTGTATGAGCCGTATCCACTCCAAACATTGATGTGAACACCGTTTCCTCCAAGAGAGTGAATGCGACGAACACGATCTTCAAGAATATGAGGATCGCAGTTAATGGTGTGACAGAACACTACCTTTCTAGACTGCGATGCCAAATAATTAGAAATCAATTCCACTCGCTTGTCCAAAGGACAGAAAGCGGGGTTTGACATTATCTCGTCTTCTTTTATGAAGTCAACACCGCCATCAACCAATTCCTTCACCATATCAAGCAGGATTTCCGGAGATATGCCTATCTTTGGCTTAATGATTGCACCGAATAGCGGCTTGTTGTATTGACCAGTAAATGCTCGCATTCCAGATATGCCGAACTTTGGGCCCTTGAAATGCTTTAGTACACTTTGTGGAAAGTCTATCTTGATTGCACGGCACTTCTTGACCAGATCAATATCCACATGTCCGCCCATTACTTGGCACAGTAGGTGGCTGATTCCATCGGTTTCCCAATCGGTGTTGACTACAGGAAACGCAATCTTTATCTGTCCTGACTTTTTTGCTTTTAGATCGTCCTCGTTTCCGAGTATGATACACGAATGGTTCTTGAACAGGTCTTCTGTTTCCCAACGATTTCGCACATTTGGATTACCCACACTCTGTCCAATAGCAATGTTCCAAGCAGCGTCTCGTAGATTCTTGTCGGACTCCACATTATAAGTCACTACAAAATACTTTTCAGAATCAATATCAGTTTCATTCAAGAACAGATTCATGGTGTATCTCCTACTGAATACTTGTCACCTATCACCGATGGGGTTTTAACACATAGCACGATACAGTCTTCGTGAAACACAGGAGCAGCAGTTTCGTTTGGTTCAAGAACGAAAATGTCTCCTTCGCTGATATGTATTCCGTTCACAGACATATCACCCTTGAGCAGAATATTTATTTCAGTCGCAATCTTGTGGTAGTGCTCTGCCCAATACTCTCCCTTTTTGTGAGTCAATACTCCAACTTCAAAATTTTTTGTCCGTAAAACAGATGGTTCAAAATCACCTATAAACCATCCACGAATCATGTTGCTAATCTTATTGAGTTTCAAGACATCTTTTCCAAGAAAATACCGAGATCACTAGGAACACCTACTGGATTGTGGCATTGCTTTGGTATATGGAAAATGCCTACGCGCTTTCCAGCAGAAATCATTCTGTTATATGTGGGAGCAACATAGAACTCTCCGTTGCATCGGTCTTCATTTGCTATCATTTCATTAGCAGAATCAACAAAATATCTGCCATGTTTCCAAAAATGAATTCCATTCAATGAAACATTACTTATAACCTCTTTCTCTGCGACACGAATCACATCTCCATTAGTACATAATTTTGCGTAACTGTTTTTAGGTGTGCTTTCGTCGTATGTGACAACTAATCCATCATATGGAGAATTCATGCAACTGTTTAGAAAGTATTCTCCATTCCACAACATGATTTGATCGCAGTTTGATATCACCAAAGGTTCGTCATTGTTAATATAATCTTTAGCAAGCAAACAAGTACAAGTTGGTCCTTCTGTAACATAATCTATCTTGATGGTGATGTTGTTAGAAACTAAAGAATTCAAAACAGAATCTAGTCTATCGTTGAACTCTTGATTAGTGTATTTTCTAACAACAAAAATGAATTGGTGTTTAGAGAAATCAAAATCTAGACTGCGTAATGCCCACTCTATCATGGGTTTTCCATTTATTTCTATTAGCGGTTTGGGGACATCATATCCAACGGAAGAGAACCGTTCCCCTCTACCAGCCATAGGAATCAGTATGTTCATGTTAAGTCCTCTCACAAAGTGAAAACACGATCCTCTACATATCCACGATCAAACTGCCTTCGTAGAAGAACAGTATACGAAAATCTCCGCACAATACAACCTAAAACCTGCAAATTATGCTTGTTTAGTATCTCGGAATGACAAGGCACTCCACTCTTGGCGTATGAATTTATGTTTTCATATAAAGAGCAGTATTTTTCCATGTTTTGATATGAAGAAAAAGCCATCATGTCAAACAATCCCCCCCTCCAATCTCCACCAATCGGTACATTTACATGGTTCATGTCGTAGTCCGACAATACGAGTGGATTGGTGTATTTTATGTCGTATCTAGTCTTCAGTATACAGTCATATGACGAATCAACTAAAGAAAACGCCTTCTTGATATTCCTCCATTGACAGAAAACAGAAACCGGATTAATTTCTGAAGGCTTGTTGATATTACATTCTGGATCTATATCCACATGAACAGCATCTCTATCTTCTGATATGTACGATGTTGGCTTATAGGTGTCTAAAACTGTTCTCTTGTCGCAATCATTATACAGATGCAGAAATACATCGCATCTGTTATAGTTCAAAATATTACTCTGAAATGACGGGTAACACTCATGGAATGTTCTGGCATCACCGGATATTATGACTGCTGTTTTCATATCTTGATTTCTGCACCTTCAAACTTGGTGATTAATTCCTGATCGCTGAAAATTTTGACCATTCTTGCAGGATTTCCCACAACTAATGTTTTTGGTGGCACAGAACGGATCACAGTAGAACCACACCCAACCATACTAAACTCCCCAAGAGTAAGACCACAGAGAACAGTGGCATTTGCTCCAACTGATGATCCTCTCTTCAGGATGGTGTTTTCCATAACCCATTTTCCATGTGATCGTGGATATCTGTCATTTGTGAAAACACAATGTGGTCCAAGAAAACAATAGTCTTCAATGATAAGACCTGAATAAATACTCACTCCATTTTGGACACGAACATTGTCTCCGATAACTACTCCAGGAGCAATATAAACATTCTGACCAAACGAGCAATTTTTGCCTATCTTTGCACCAGCGCAGATATGCGAAAAGTGCCAAATCTTGGTTCCTTCTCCAATTTCTGCTCCTTCATCAACATATGAACTCTCATGCACAAAGTATTTCATATAAACCTCTTTCAAGACATTGTGTTTGGGACACTTGGTATATTTTCAAAAACGACTTCCATGTTTCCATTTTTGGAAAATGGACGAACGGAATGGTATTCAGTGTACTGAGATGTTCTAATTCCCTGAAGCAGTTCGGGTGTCATTTGAATAACTCCATGAACTCTATCTATTCTTCCTGCTCTCCACCATTGAAAAAAGTTTCCTACGAGTGCCAAAGGAACCTCACTTCCTTTACTCAAGCAATCTCTGATAATTTTGCTAGAGTATGCTTCGTCAAGACCCCAAAAGTTAGGAAACTCTTGTAAATTAGTGCACAAATAACGATGATCGTGTACCTTAATCAATTCACTTGCCCAATCATTCTCTATTCCGTATATTCTCTTGAAGAACGATCCAAGTCCAGCATGATGTGATGATGGATAACTTGCACCAGCATGACCATATGCGTCAGAAAAACCAATAACATACTTCTCCCTCGGATTTATATTATTGAGCAGGTCAAAAAATTTACCACTTAATGGTATCTGATCTATTCCAGAAAGCATACACACATCATTAGGAAAAAGAGAAGCACCGTAGAACAAACCCCATGTGCAAGTCCAGTCCAGTTTGGGATCAAATGGAACTCCATCAACACGAGGAAGATGTATTATTTCTCCGTATTCAAGAGACAATCTTCCAGTTTTTTTAAGTTCATTCAACTCATCTTCATTTCCAGAAAACATCAATGTTGGAGTAGTATTAAACTTGACTCTGTAAACTTTGGATATGTAATTCCAAAAATCAATATAATTTTCGTTGTTGGTAAGACACATTATAACTCTATCAACAATCTTATTTGTAAATCCGCTCATGTTATCTCCAATTTGTTTGTATTTTGTTCATATTTAACCACAACATCAACATCATCTTGACTATTGTAGTTGTCGTTCTCATCAAAACATTGCCCTATGAACCACACGCCCATATTTTTTTCTCCCCGTTCTGCACCATATGGAAAAGGAGATTTCGTAAAAAACGGATCGTGAGTTGTTAGTGACAAATGACTATTAGACACTTTACTCCACATCCAAGAAGTTAGAAAGTCTTGATCTTGAAACTTATAGTCTCCATCCATTTTTGAAACATATTCCTCCGCATACTTACGAATACCGTCTACTTTACCACCACGAATTCCCCACATACCAGCCAAAATAGGGACACCGTGATACGGATGATCTCGCATAACATGGAAGTCTGTTCCCTTATCAATCCAATCATTGACTGCCAAAACCTCTCGTGGAGACAGCCGTGAGTCAGTATCTCTGCATATCAAATACTCTACACCTTGCTCTTCTGCTGGAAAAAATCTATAAACAGCACTTTTTCTATCTCCTACACCTTTCACTATTCTTACAATACAATTTGATCGTGACTTTAGTTGCGATACTATTGTATCAGGAACAGATTCAAAACAGTAAAAAATACAAACCCATTCAGGAAATAGTTGTGCTGCTAGGTCTGCATTTCTAACAGCACCGATAGTGTATACAGGATTGTTTCCCCATAGGCTATAAGATATTACTTTCACCGCTGCTCCTGTGGAACTATGGAAGCAGTAGTGTTTGAATTGTAGATGTACATGTGCATGGGTTCGGGAATATGATATTCACTTTGAACCTTGGGATACAGACGCATCAGCCAATCAATATCTTCCGTGGATTGTCCGTTTGGTCCATACATAGGACGGAACTCTTCGCTCTGTGCAAGTTCACGCCTCCACAAACACATATGATACGGAGGACGCTTAATATCGCCAAGCAGTCCGTCTTCGTTTCTCCACAACTGCCCGTGTGGATTGCCAATACCAAAAGACACATTCATCGGCTCTCCATCAAGAGAGCAAAATTGGTCAAATGTTATACAGTCTACATTAGCATTCTCTTGTGCTGCCTTGAGAATCAAATCAATGTAGTTGTTTGCAACGCCATCATCGTCATCCAAGAAACACACAAACTGCCCACGAGCGGCTTGCAGAAGCACATTTCGCTTTTCAGAAATGCTCTGCGAGCGGTTATCGCTAAACACAAGAATCTCAACAGACCGACGATTGCCCAACTGCCCTTCTAGTTTCTTGACTAGAGCAGACACAGACTCGGTTCTTGATGGGATTGATAGTATGAGAACACTTACTACGATTTCACTTGCTGGTACTGGCATTGAACATTACCTCCATATCAAATCCACGAGCCTTACGGGCTTCATAGGTCTTGTGATCCACTTCGTACATTTCCTTGTTTTCGTTTCGGTCGTGCAGTTCATCGTATTTCTGTGACCACTCGTGACGAGCAATACACACAGGAGATACCGCCAACTTGCCTAAACGGTGGCACACCTGTGTCTGCTCATCATCACAGTACACAGACTTGTATTCAGGGTTATAAATGTATCCAAACTGCTTGTACAATGGGAAGCCCATGACTGTAAGGGTCATAAGAGGGTCTTCCTTGGGACGCAGCCCGTCCCAAAACTTGATGGCTCCGTAGAAGTCGGGAAAGCACTGCCTGAATCCTGCAAAGATGATTTCATCGTACCCCATCTGCTGTGGATTCATGTCATCAGAGGCTAGCAGCAGCACATCGCCGTCTTCGCCTTCCATGTCAGCGTTACACGCCTCAATCTTGGTCTTGGAGTGCCCGTAGCAGTACTTGATGTCGGCATTCCGCTTGCGAGTCTCAAACCACTCACGCATAGCAGGGGTGTTCATGGTGGCATCGTCTTCATCCATGCTGACAACGAAACGCACATCGTGCCGTCCACTCAGGAAGGTCATGTAGCGGGTAAACACAGTCTTGAACTTGTCAGGGCGGTTCCGCGTCGGGAACTTAATCACGAGTCTGCTCATTACGAATATCTCCTTTTTCAGTCTTCGGGCTTGTGCCCAGGTTTGCTCCGTCCTATGTGGTATTTAGGGCAGAGTTCCCACTCTCCCTTTTCCTTATGGGGAAGAATCTTTATTTTGTTTAGGGGCACCTTGTCGGTAATCTTTTCTTTGTTGACAATCTTGAGCAGACCCCACTCTTCAAGCAGACACGCAATGGTATTGCGGCGACCAATATCTTCGCTGTCTATAGAAGTAGGCAGATCGTCTAGGGCAAACATCTCTTTGAAGTGGACAATGTAGTACTTGCCACGCTTGTGGAGAATATGGCAGGACTGCCACAACTTCTTTTCTTTGCGAGACGAAACCCCAATACGGGTCAGCGTTTCACGAACCTTCAGGAAGTCATCGGGCTTTGCAATCGTAACTTCAAGCAGGTCTTTGGGTTCAAGATCAATGTATCGTTCGTTTGATTGTTCCATGCCTATTCCACTTTCTTATAAAATACGGGACACGGAACTATTTATGACTTTACGGCTTTCCGCCTTTAGAGGTAAGCCCCACGATTTCTGAAATTTGTTCAGGAGAGAGCACAAGCAGTGCTTCTCGTGCCTTCTTGGCAGAGAACCCGTAGTACTCAATCAGGGCTTGCACACGCTCATCGCTTTCTCGCTTCAACCACTTGGAGAACCGCTTACGCTTTCGCACCGCTCCCCGAAGAAAGTCAAAGTGCATCTTGGGGTCTATCTGTGGACGAATATTTACTTCGTTCACCGCGAACAGGGTGTCAGGAAAATACGACAGACACCGACCCACCACAAACGGTGGATACGACGGCTTGCCCCATTCAGGGGTGTCCATCAACGGCTCTTTGGTTTCGTTGATGGCTTTCAAATAATCAGTCAGCCCGTTGCTCACTTGAACTTGCACTCCATCATTAGTTGCACCATACAAGCAGTCAGGTTGATCTCTGCATCAGCCGCAAACGCTGCCTTGTACTGGTAGTCTGCCAAGATCAGAATGGCTTGAGGAATGGAACCGCTTTCCATGTTCTCGTACAGGGCATCGTAAACGCTTCGGAACAGGCGGGTAGAGTCGTTGTCCAAGTTCTCCACCACCCACTTGCGGACACCTGCAAAGTCCTTGCTCTTCATGCACTTGACCAATTCCTTGATCTGCACATCCGCAATGGTGTTCAGAATGCCAACATCAATCACTCCACCCGCAGAGTACCGCTGAAGTTCGTTCAGGGTGCGTCGGAAGTCAGGAAAGTGCTTGCCAATGAGTTGTGCCACCACCTTCTGATCGTATTGGATGCCTTCACGCTTCAGGATATCCTCTGCTCGCTTTAGGAAGCGTACAGCCAGTTTAGGCTTTTCCTTGTTGGGAATACGAAAATCAATACAGGTGCATCGGGAGTGCAGCGGTTCAATCACCCTATTCTTGAAATTACAAGTCAGGATGAAACGACAGTTGGCTGCAAACTCTTCAATAAAGCCGCGAAGGGCGGGTTGAGTGGACTGTGCATTGGAATAGTCAAACTCGTCAAGAATGACCACCTTCTTTGCCCCATCCGTCAGGGACACAGTAGAAGCAAATTGACGAATCTTGGTGCGGAGGGTATCAATATTACCGTCCTCCGAACAGTTAACCATCAACCAATCACAACCAAGATCGTTGCACAGAGCCTTGGCAACAGAAGTCTTGCCACAGCCTGCTCCTCCTGAAAGAAGCAAGTTCTGTGGTTCCTTCCGCTGCACCATTTGGGTAAACGCATCCTGTGTTTCTTGTGGCAGGATGCACTCGTCCACGGTTTGTGGACGATAACGCTCAACCCAAAGACCCTTCACGGCTTCATTTATTTTCATATCACCTTTCAGGCAGAATAAGTGGAATCAGAGTGATTAGCAATCCAATAAGTAAGAGGCTCGTTCTTGCACGAGAACATGCTGATTCCCTTCTCGGAAATCTGAACACGGTAGTCGTTGGACAGAATCTTGAGATTATCCACATCCACGATGAACTCAAACTCTGCCTTGCCATCGTAATCTGCAACATTCACAGAGTACTGATTGGAAGTCACATCGTCCTTGTCTCGTGCCACCACCTGAATGTGCTTGCCGTCATCGGTGGGTTCCACGCAAAGGTGCTGCACCTGTAGAACTGCTGCTGCCTTTAGAAGTTCAGAGAAGTCCTTGGCAGGCAGATCAAATTCCACCACAGGCTTGGGCATGGCAATCCGCTTGTTGGTGTGGTGCACCAACTTCTCGTCGCAGTAGTAATACTTCATTGCAGACTTGCCGTTCTTGATGCCGATATAGTTCTGCTCAAAGGTGAAATCAGGGTCTTTGAACAGGCTTACCGTTCCCAAGAACTTGTTCAGATCGTAGATGCAGAACTGCTTGGGGAAAGTCTCGTCCACCTTGGCTTCAGCCACAATGGTCTTGTTGGTGGACACGGTGCTGATGGTGTTGCCTGTATTCACCATAATTCCCGGATTGATAGCCGAGAAATTCTTGAGAATATCAAGAGTTCGCTTGCTAATCTTCATGGTGTCACTCTTACTCTTCGTCGCTGTAGTCATCGTAGCGTCCCTTTCTTCCATAATTGAAATCGTTTGCCCAATCACGCAACTGCTGTCGGTCTTGGCTCTTCTTGCCTCGCCTCTTCTTGTTGCTCGCACTCTTGCGAGCCTTTTTGGCTGAACGGTCGTAATCGTCCCAACTTGGCTTACTCTCCATCAAAAGTCTCCTATATCTGAAATTAGATTCTTTAATCCCTTGCTAATCATGTAGTTCAAAATCTTTGAACGATTAGCGGTAAACGGTTTGTTCCACTCCTCCATGATACGCTCTTGGTATTCTGTAGGAATGCACAGATGCGAGATCAAAGTCTCGTTTCTGTTCCAATTGGCTGCAACGGCATCAGGAACCTTGCCGCTTTCAGCCCAAGACTTTTCCAATTCTTCCAACCGCTTACGGGTAATAGGCTTTTGACGCTTGCCGTCTGTCACGAAACAATCGTCTTCAGACAGCACATTGGGCACACCATCAGAGGAGTCGCCCTTCACAATGTGTTCAAACAAGAAAGTTTTTGGATTGTCAACGGTCACGAATTTCTTTTGCATGGGCGAGTACTGTTTGACACCCTTGTATACCTGCAATTGCCCGAAATCCTTGTCTCCACTCAAGATCATAATGGGTTGGCTCTCGTGCAGGTTTCGTGTCAGCACCGCAATCACATCGTCGGCTTCACAGCCTGCAACCGAAATATTTCGGTACGGAAACACATCCCGAACCTCTGTGCGAACAGTATCCATGATTTCGTAGAACCGCTTCCACATTTCAGGATTGTCTTTGCGAGCCTCACGACGGGAAGCCTTGTACAGCGGAAAGAACTTTCGCCGCCACGAGTACGCACCGCCCTGCCCTTCTTGGCACAGCACAAGTTCGCCGTACTCTTTGCCAAACCGCTTCCGATACATGCGGTAGGTGTTCAGCACCATGTGACGAATCAGGGACTCGTCGGTGTAGTCCAAGTCTCGTTGTGCAAACAGGGACGACATAATGACTTGGCTGTTGTCTACAAGAATCATAGTACCTTTAGCAACAAGCAGTGCTTGTTGATCCTTCCTGTGGGAGTTGCAGTCTTGGTCTTGGCATCTTCAAGTGCCTTGAGTAGCCCTGCTGTTTTCTTT